GCGACGATCTGATTGTCGATGGCTTTGACGTAGAGCATCTCAGTCTCCCAATTGCTGCTTTAGCACCGCCAGCATCACCTTAGCCTTCTTCTGCTCCAGCCGCTCAGAGGCGAGAAGGCCAGTCAACTGATCGACAAAGCCAGACAGTTCAGCGCGGTCGCTGCTGTTCATGGAGGCGATGTTATCAAGCGCCAGCGTATAGTTGTCGATGTTGATCTGGTAGTGCATCACCTCTTGCTCGCGGGCTTCTAGGTTGACGGCGAGGATTTCCTCGCGGGTTTTCGGGGTTTCTTTGGTGGTATCGGTCATTTTTTCTCTCTTCTAAATGATTGTGTTGAAGGCAACGCCGTAGCCAGTGCCTGTCGGCAGCGTAGCCGGATTAGCATACTTAGTTCCAAAACCAGAGCCGGACCACGGATATGCAGTTATAAATGGTGTTGTATCAAACGCAATTGCAATAGCAGAACCATCACTATTGAATGCAACGGTGCGCCCAGGGCCTGTCGGAAGCGTAGCCGGATTAGCATATTTAGTTCCAAAACCAGAGCCAGACCATGGATATGCTGAAATATAAGGTGTATCATCAAACGAAATTGCGATAGCAGAACTGTCCGGGCTAAAGGCAACGCCAGTTCCATTGCCAGTTGGCAGGGTCGCCGGGTTTGCATATTTAGTTCCAAACCCACCAGCCGTTGTCCAAGGATAAGCGGACACATACGGTGTTGTATTATGAGCAACAGCAATTGCCGAACCGTTTGGGCTGAATGCTACAGCATTTCCAATGCCAGTTGGCAATGTTGAAGGATTAGCATATTTAGTTCCAAAACCACTTGCTGTGGTCCACGGGTATACAAATACAAATGGAGTTGAGTCATTAACTGTTGCAATGGCAGAATTGTCAGGACTAAACACTACACTATTTGATCTGGTGGTTGGCGGTGTTGCCGGATCAGAATATTTAATTCCAAAGCCGCTTGAAGACCATCTATATACATCCACATAAGGCGATGTGGACTGTGTTCCAATAGCTATGGCAAGACCGTTAGGACTAAATGCTACACCACGTCCTGAAGATCCGCTTGAAGGGTCTGAGTATTTAGTGCCAAATCCAGAACCTGACCAGGGATATGCAGATATTGCCCCTGCGGGAGAAATAGCAGCAACAGCAGTGCCATCAGGGTTAAACGCAATTTTGACACTGGTTCCGGCCGGTAATGTCGCCGGATCAGCATACTTAGTACCAAATCCACTAGAAGACCACGGATACGCTGTCACATAAGGAGATGTGGCATGAGCAACAGCAATCTGCTGAACCGGATACCCGCCGGATGTGAAGGCGACGCTCGTACCGAGAGAGCCCACCGCAGTTGATGGATCGGCGTATTTGGCTCCAAAACCGCTTGCGGACCACGCATATACTGAGACGTTGGGACTGGTAATATGAGCCACTGCTAGGGCTCCGGCGTCTTTGCTGAACGCTACGCCATAACCTGTACCAGCCGGCAAGGTGGATGGGTTAGCGTATTTGGTTCCAAAGCTGGAACCTGTCCACGGATATGCAGACACGAACGGGGTTGTATTGTGACCAACGGCAATTGCTCTGTTATTAGGACTAAATGCTACGCTAAGCCCGTTACCTGTTGGTAAAGTAGCCGGATTGGCGTACTTAGTTCCAAAACCACTTGCTGTTGTCCAGGGGTATACATAAATAAATGGTGAAACTATTGAAGCAACGGCCAAAGAATTTCCGTCTGGACTAAAAGCTACACCATAACCACTCCCTGGCAAGGTCGAAGGGGCGGAGTATTTTGTCCCAAATCCAGAAGAAGACCACGCATAAGCATCAACTCCAACTGCCGTTCCGACAGATATAGCTGAACCGCTGGGGTCAAATGCCACGCTGTAACCAAACGTCGCTGGCAAAACAGCGGGATTTGCATACTTGGTTCCAAACCCAGAACTGGACCAAGGATATGCTGTTATAAAAGGAGTACCTGTTGAACCAACTGCTATTGCGCTTCCATTAGCGGTAAACGCCACACTGCGACAATCAGTTCCAGGCAACGTGGCTGGGTTAGAATATTTAGTTCCAAACCCATTCCCAGACCAAGGGTAAGCAAAAATATACGGGCTTGAGCTTGCCGCAGCCGCTATTTCTGACCCATTAGGGCTAAATGCTACACCATAAACGTCTGTGGGCAAAGTGGCAGGATTAGCATACTTAGCTCCAAAGCCGCTCGCTGTCGTCCATGAATATACGTTGATGTACGGATTACCTGCACTTCCAACCGCAATTGCCCTGGCCGGTGTTGCGAGCGCAACCTGAGTTGTGTTTGCGCTAAACATTAGAGGTAATTCTGCCCAGCAACTGAACCCAGCCAGTTCGTACCATCAGCAGTGAACACGAATTTATCGCCTTTGCTGGCTGTCGAGGTAATTGTCGGTGCAACTGAGTTTGGCCACTTGACCGCCGCAGGCCACGTCACGGTTCTACTGCCGGTAGCGTCCTGCTTCAGGAACATCATGAACGACTGACCTGCGGTGGCTGTTGGGAACGTAAACGTGCAATTGCCAGTCAGCGTCAGGATTTGCAAGGTGCCGTTGGCAAGAGAAATTGTGTAAGCCGTGGTCGTGTTGGCTGTGACCGTCTCTTCGGTATAGCCGTCGTTGATGGTCACAGCAGACAGCGTGAAGCTCGTCAGCGTGTTGGTGTTACCCAGCGTGCCTGCGTTGTTGAACAGGGCATAACCAGACGTGCCGCCGGTAATAGATGTGGTGCCGACCGTCAGACCACTCGAAGGCGTCGAGAATGTAAGCGTGCCCGACCCGTTGGTCGTGACCACCTGACCATTCGTGCCATCGGCGGTGGGGTATTTCAACCCCGCCGGGTTGTTCATCAGGCGAACGACGGTGCCCGAGGCGTTTTCAGCAAACAGCGCCATGTCGGTGTTTGCGATGTTGATCGCGAGTTCGCCGGGCGCAAGGTTCGCAGTCAACGGCACCGCCGCAGCGGTCGTCGTGCGGTACAACTGGATCGGCGTAAATCCGCTGGCGGCCATCATATCACCTCAGGTTTTCGATCTTATACAGCGTTTTCATATACACTGCTGTCATTTCATCAAGGATATTTTCAAGGGCGGGAACGCCCCGGGCAATTTCCTTGCGGTTGGAATTTAGCCATAGCAGGTCTTTGCGAAGAAACTTAGCAATATCCTTGACCTGCTCGGGGGCCTGCTCAAGCTGCCCAAACGTGCCTTGATACGCCTCAACGTATCGGTCGAGCACGCCGATGATGTCTTCGTAGAACTCACCAAGAGCCTCATGCTGAGAGAAGCTGTTGGTCGTCCAATGGTTGGCGTGCGCGGTGTTCCGCGCCTCAAAAGACTTCGTGATCAGGTCTTTGATCATCAGAATGTGCCCCCGTCGATGCCACCCCAAGCGGGCGCGCTGGCTCCCGCAGACACCAATACCTGCCCGGCAGTGCCATTGGCAATGAACGCCGTGGTTCCAGCACCAGTCTGATACGGAATGCGGCTGGCCGCGCCACCGGCAAGGTTAGTGGCCGTCGTGGCGCTAGTTGCGCTGGTGGCCGAACCCACAGACAACGACGACTGATCGGCCCAGGTCGGAGACCCCACCCCACCAGAAAGCAGAACTTGGCTGGCAGTGCCTGCCGCGCTGAAGGCATACGCCGTTCCAGTGCCGTAAGACACCGCACCCGCCGTGGGTGTGGCGGTGCCATTCGTGCCGCCATACGCTATTGCGATGGTCGTCGCGTTCCACGTCCCGGCGGTCAGGGTGCCGACGCCCGTGATGCCCGTGTAAGAGCCGCTCAGGCGTCCCGAATCCAGCGTGCCGGATGTGACCTGGGTGGCAGCAATCGCGATTGAGGTGTCAGCCGCCGCAGTCAACTGGCCCTGGGCATTCACGGTGTATGTGGGAACCGCCGAGGCTGAGCCGTAGGAAGCCGCCGTCACCGCCGTGTTGGTGATGCTGAAGACGGTCCCGGCAAGCGTCAGGCCCGTGCCTGCCGTGTATGTCGTACCCGCCGCACCGAACTGCGAGAACACGATTGCCGTGGTGCCGACCGTGATGGGCAGTGGCGTTTGCTGCACCCATGACGTGTTAGCGTTTGCGGTGCCCGCCGTGATCAGGAAAAAGTCGCCCGCGTCGATCTGATTGACGCCCGAACCCGGAGTGTCAAAATCAGTTGCTCGGGTGAGGATAAATGGCGCGGCACCGCTGCCAGTCTGAGTGACAACGTAAACGCCGTTGTGGGCTTGATTGGCTTGGTTCTTAACCAGCACGCGGTTGGTGGCCACGACCAGCGTGCTATCGACCGACAGGGCCGCATTCGCCGTGGCAGTCAGCGTTGCGCCAACACCAGACGACCCGTTGTTATATGTGCAGGTCGGCAACGCTGCCGTTGAAGCCAAACGGCAAGATTGGTGAAAATTGATGCCCGCCGCGATGGAATCGGCGTAATTCTTGTTGACGATGTCGGTGCCATTGGTCGGCGCAGTCGTGATGCTGCCGGTCGTCAACGTAACCGCGTTGATCGTCGTGTTCGTCGCAGAGGTGACTTGGCCCTTAGCGTTCACGGCAATGACAGGCACGACCGCCTGAGAGCCGTAGGTTCCAGCGGATGCGCCAGAATTGGGCAGGTCTGCCGTGACCAAGGCTCGGAAGCCGGTCGGAGCCGCCGGTCCAGCCGCCGGACCCGCATAGACCACATTGGCGGCTTGGTCGCTAACAACGATGGCCGAGCCCCATGTGGGGGCACCGGTTCCGCCAGAAACGAGCACCTGACCGGCAATGCCGACCGGTCCAACATACAGGCCATCGGCACCCGACCAGATGATAGCACCAGCCGCCGCCACGATGCTTCGGGCGGTGCCGCCGTTACCCAGGCCGAGGATGCCGTCAACTTCGTCATCAACGCCGAGGTTGACCGCCGGGTGTTTGTGATCCGCCCGAGTGATGTTGTTGGACGAGCCTGCGGAGCCTGCCTGGAACCCGGCCAGCGGCGTGGCACTGCTCAGATTGGCTGTGATCGTCAGGTTGCTGGTGAGGGCACCACCGCCGCTGAGACCGGCCCCTGTGTTAACCTGTCGGCTGTCGGGAACATATCCGCTGATCGTCGCGGGCACCGTGGTAGCCGCCATGACGCGACCCGTGGCATCCACCGTGAAGACCGGGATGTCGGTCGCAGTGCCGTAGGAACCCGGCGTGACGCCAGAACTGGCAAGCTGGGTGGAACCCACGCCGCCGGGGGCGATGCTCAGCGTGACGTTTGAGGTAAGCTGGCCGCCGCCGGTCATGCCGGTGCCTGCGATCACTTGCCTCGATGTGGGCACACCGGCAACCGAGAGCAGATCACCGACGCGAATCTGATAGTTGTTGCCCTGGTAGACAATCATCATCAGCGAGTTTTCGTCAGCCACCGGGGCGACAGGTAGCTGCGTGATCCGCGTCGGAATGAGATTGCTAGGTACGTCGGTCATTAGAACTCCAGATACCCGTTGCCGTCTTCCGTGATGAAGAACTCGTCGCCTTGCTCCTGAATAACACCAGCCGGGCGCGTATTGATAGGCGTATCAGGTCGATTGAACGGCAGCACGATCTGATCCGGCGCTCGGGGGGCGAGGCGGTAGGGGTCGTATTGATCACGATCCAGATCGCACACCATCAAGCCCGGAAAGTTCGGATCGGGCGAAAGCTCGGCAAGGAACATCTTGCGCGAGCAGCGCCCGCAGATGCCAATGCCGTAGGTGGATTGACCGGTCGGATCAAGAAACTTGCCACCACTCATGCGGTGTATGCCCGAATGCCCGGGTTGATCTGGGTGGGCGAGCCGTCGTTATCTCCATCCCAGGCACGCTGCATCGACATGTTGGCGCGTGCTTCGAGCACCGGGATCAGGTTCAGATCGACAGCAGGCGTCTCAGCCGCCATGCGGGCAGCGAGGCCATTCGTGATCGCCTCGAGCCACCTGTCAGGCACCTCAACCTCCTGCTGAAGGTTCTCGGTGTCCATGATCTGGCGATGCCGCCACAGCACAAGTTGGGCCTGTTCAGCCGCAGAGAACGGCGCGGGCCACAGGTACACCACCGGCTCGGGCAGATCGCGCAGGAAATAGTAGCTGCTGGGTCGGCCCGGAAACACCTTGTTGGACTGGTTGACGTAGCTATCGCGGTTCAACTGCCCGAGCGGGATTTCCTGCGGCAGATTGCCCAGGGTGATCGCGGTGTAGTTGATCGTGCTGGCCGAGGTGATGCGGAAATATTGATAGGGCAGGCCGACGCTGATGTCGGTCCATGTGATGTCACCGGCAACCGCCGCTGTCGTTTGCGTGCCGACCGTCACCCAGGTCGTGCCGTTGTTGCTGACCTGAAAGGTGAGGTTGACGCCCGCACCGCTCCACTCGACGCCTACCGTGTTCACCACGGTCGCGCTGGTGAAGTTCACCGTGTAGCTGGTCGAGGTGCTCACCGTGGCACCGCTGAGAAGCTGAAGCGTGCGGTAATTGAGGTTCAGCACTTCAACCGTGCCGACAGGCAGCGTTACCAAGGGCTGGTTCTCGTACATCGGCAGAATGAGCTTCTCGATGCACCAGCTTGGCGTTTTGATGTTCGCCAGTTCGGAGAGCATGAGATAAAGCGAATCGAGAGCATATGACTGCATCTCAGACGTGATGGCCTGGGCAGGCAGACGGCACCGCCGGAAGGCGTGATCAACCACCTTCAGCGCATTAAACGTGGTGCCGCCGATATTACCTGAATAGGCCATGCTTTCTCCGCTCAAAGGCGACGGTCGCTGGTTCAGCAGGCCCCGTGGTATTTGGCGAAAAATACGTCACGGGGCCTGAAATAACAAGCTACTTCTTGGAAGCCTTGCGGGCTTCCGACATGCCGATGGCAACCGCCTGCTTACGGTTCGTCACCATGGGGCCGTTCTTGCTGCCGGAATGCAGTTCACCGGCTTTGAACTCGCCCATGACCTTGCCGACCTTGGACATGCCGCCCTTGGCCATGCCGCAGTCACTCATGCCACCCTTGGCCATACCGCCTTTGGCCATGGCACGCATGGGCATGGCGGGGGCGCGAGCCATTGCGGCTTGGCGGTTTGCCAGAACCTGGGCGGTGGCTGCTTGAGCGGGGGACATCGCCATGCCGCCCATAGCCATGTTCACCGAACCCTTGGCATGCGGCATGGGTGCGCCCTTGCCGTCAGCCAAGAGGGTCTTAGCGGTGTTCTCCTTCTTGCTGTACAGCATGTCACTCTTCGGAGCGGGCGAAGCGGCAGGCTTGGTTGACTTCATGCCAGCCGCCGGGATCATCGGCTCCTGGCGGTTTGTCGGGTACTGCTTCCGCATCGCCATGCCGCCTTTGGCATAACCGGGATATTCGCGCATAAAAGCGCGCATTTCGGCATCAGTGGGATGGGCACCCATTTCCCGGCGAGCATTTTCGCGCGCGAGAGCACGCATTTCAGCGTCAGTCAGATTGCTGTCCATTTTCCGGCGAGCATTTTCGCGCATAGCAGCACGCATTTCGGCGTCAGTCATATTTCCGAGCATCTCGCGGCCATTCTTGACAGGGCCGCCGTCCGCTTTCTTCATGCCGCCCTTGGCATAACCCGGTGCCGCCGTTTTACCGGCGGATGGGAATGTGAACTCGGAAACGTATTTCAGCGTTTTACCCATTGGGGGCACCCTTCACACGGTTGTTCTCGATCAATCTGTCGAGCTTTGCGTCCAAAACTTCAAGGCGGTTCATCACGCGGTTGATGTCAGCGTGAACTTCCGTCTTCGTCACATAATCCTTGGCGATTTCTTCGCGCGTCTTGTTCAGAAGGATGGATATGCGGCTCAGTTCAGCCGCCTTATCCTTCAGAACCCAACTTACGATGCCCACCACCAAAGAAAGCCCAGTGTTCCACAGCGTCAGGTCCATCGCGCCACCTCGTCACGGCGTCGCGTAGGTTTTGATGCACTCAAGAACAATCGTGTACATGTCACCGGCACTGGCATCGGCGGTCGTGAACAGCACGTTGCCATTCACACCGGCACCAGCATTGCTGGGCAGGCCTCCAAACGACGAAAAATCCATAAGATAGTTCGTATTTTGGGGAATTTGCCACGCAAACGTGTCCGTGGTGGCGTCAAACAAGATTCGGACTTCCATACCGTGCGTGGTCGCCCAAATCTTGTTGATCTTCACACCGTTGCAGGCATACCCGAAGATGTTAGGGTTGAGGGCAGATGCGTTGATCTTAACGACCGCCGTCTCGCCCGTGCCATCCGAGATGTTCGTGAACTTGCCGATGAACAGGCGTTCACCGTCAAGGATCGTCTGGGACGATACTGTATCAGCCATCTGTAAGCCTCCTTCTTCCGATTGAGGCTATCCTCAAGCGATTGTGACGCCCTTGGAACCGATGACCGCCCAACCCGTCGAGGAATAGTACAACTGCACCGAGTCACCGACGTTGGTGAACGTGACGGTCGTAAAACCAATTGCCGTGGTCGGGGTGAGCACTGCCGAGCCGCCATCCACAGTGTGAACAATGGTCTTGAACTGACCGACCGCGCCATTGGCCAAGGTAAGAGCCTGGGATGCGCCAGTGGTGGTGATGCAGGTGACAGCGGTGGTCAGGTTGACTGCGCCCGCGCCAGACAGAAGCTGAACGGTACCGGTCACGATGCCCGTGATGTTGCCGGTCACGTTGCCGGTCACGTTGCCGGTTACGTTGCCGGTGATGGCACCGATGAAACCATTGGTAGAAGTGACGGGACCGGAAAATGTAGTTGAAGCCATGATAATATCCTCTCATGCGAGATAGGCGTTACAGTCTGCATGACGTCAGCCGGGACTGTCTGCAACGCCGGTTTACCCGGGAAAGCGAATGGGGGGCCGAGGCCCCCCACCCAATTAGACGCCAGCGGTACCAAAGATACCGCGCGGGTCTGTAAAACCAAAAGTATAACGCTCGGTCGCCTTGTATCGCATGCTGTCGGTTTCGAAGTCACCTTCCATGCTCTTCTCGAGACCGCGACGCATCATCAGCTTCAGACCTTCGGGGGCGTCGGTCTGAACCCACCACGCGGTGGTGGAGGTGATACGCGACAGGTTCGCCTGACCATCGGACAGGAGGCCCATCGACTTCACCGGGTTGATGTCGTTGTCAGCGGTGCCGGTACGCAGCACGGACTTGAGCAGTACTTCCGCCTGGAAGACGTTGGACGGACCCGTCACGATCTTCTTCGGCGTCAGCCGGATGCGCTTGCCGTTGTTGTCGACGGCATTGCGAATCTGGATGAGCAACTGCTCCAGCGAGGTCTGCGACAGCGCCGCAGGCGTGGTCAGCACGTTGGAGAACGTGCCGTTGACGATGGGGTGGTTATTGGCATTCAGAGCCACGCCGTCACCGCCCGGATAGGCAGCATTGAACGCGCGGTTCAGGATGTTCGCACCCAGCGTCTCCTTCGTCTCGATCAGAGACTGCGCGAGATGCTTCGCGTAGGTCTGGCCGATGCGGATGTGATCACCGTCCTCAACAAGCACCTTGGTCAGGCTGAAGGCCAGACCGTAGACCTTGTAGAGGTAACGCTGGAGGAACAGAACGCCACCGCTCTGGTAGCTAACGGCCATGCCGTCGGGCAGTTCAGGGGCCGCGCCAAAACCATAGAGCACGGGCTCTTCATGGTAATTGCGGGGAATGCCCTTCTGCTCGCGGAAAACCATCTTCCATTCATCAGCGCGCTGATCATAAACGCCGTCGAAGACTTCGTTCAGGATGGGCTCAACTACCGACCGGAAGTCGGTACTACGCATTGGTGTAGCCATGTGTCAGACCCCCCTTAGACCGAGTTAACCGCTGCCTTGTAGTGATGCTCGTTGATACGAACAGTCACTTGCACATAGGCATCGGTCAGCGAATCGTTGATGTTGTCGGCAAACCCAGTCATCTGGAACTGACCGGACGTCGCCTGGATGACACCGATCTGGCAGTTGCTGAGACCCGTCTGGGTGGAACCGCCCGGAGAGGCGACAGTCCAGTCAAACTCCTCACCCACTGCGGTCTGCACAGTCGTGCCCGCCGAGGGGTTGGTGTACTGGACGTCAAACAGCGTTTCCGGGTCATCGTACACCCAAGCCACGATTTCCGTGCCTGTAGCGCCCGAGGGCCAGAAGGGGCTGATCGTCGGCTTGCCGGAAGCATCGAGATACTGGCAGCCAGCGAAGATACCCAGCAGGGAAATGCCGTCAGTCGTACCCGAGCGGGTGCCGTCAGACGTGCCAAGCTGGATGACGCCGTTGTCGGTCAGCTTCACCGGGTCACCGGAGAAGATGTTCGCGGCATAGGCGCTTGTGATGGTGTAAGCCTTCGGACGCATCTGACCACTGTTGTGGTAAGACGGGCGAAAGCCAAAAGGTGCGCTAATGGCAGACATTGTGGCTCCTAATGGATTGAGGGGTTACGAGAGGTCAAACATGGCCTCCCGCTGCTGCCCAATCTCCAGATTGCCTTCCCCAATTTGCAGTTTGGATTTCGAAGCCCGCGCCTGCTGCTCGAGGAAATCGGCAGTGTCGGTGAGCTTCTCTTCCTCACGCAATGGGGCGTCATGGTGCGCCTCCTGCATGTACTTCTCGTAAAGAGAAATCGGTAGCTTGAAGGCAAGCATCTCGTTGACGCCAATGAGCCCAGTCCAGTCGCCGGTCTTCAACGTCGCATATTCCCAGCCGGGAACATCTTCCGGCTTCACGGGCTCGTAGCCCAGTCGAATACGCATGTGAATCGAGTCACGGGGATTGGTGGTTGTCAGCCAGCATGTGTGCCAGCCGGGGATTTTTGGCAGGTCTGGAAGAGAGGACTGGAAGAATTGCTGACGAAACATAGCAACCCGCTCATCATCAGAGACTTCGCGATTTTGAGTAACAGCGCGATCTTGCATCGCGCGGCTCTCGCGGCCTTCACCAGCAGATTTTTTCAAGCGTTCGTCGGTCATTAAATCGCTCCTTTCAGCGATTGAGGAAGCATTAGGGTTTTTGAAACCAGCGCGCAAGGTTTTTTCACGCCTTGTTGTTCCGGTCATATTCGGCATACCGTTTGACGTACTTGGAACGCAGAACCGGGTCATCCCAGACGCCCGCTTCCACTAGGGCTTGCTTGCGCTCGGGCGAGATATACACCTCACGACGAGTGCTTGTCGGGGCGTGCTCACGACCAGAGCCCACCACCGGACCACCGCGCGGCTCGCGCCGGGAAGCGGATTTCTCGAACCTTTCGGGCAGGCGGCGTGCCGCTCGCTTGTTCAGTTCGTCCCAATACTCCGAGGTGCGAGGGTCGAAACCGTCTTTTGCCAAGGATTGGTCAATGGCAATGACGACCGCCGAGTCTTCGTTACCACCCGTCGCGTCATACCAGGGGTTCTTTTCGATGAAGTCTCGAGCATAGCGCAGGGTGGTCTCGTCAATCTGCTGCTGTTGCTGCGGACGCTGGGGGGCCTGCTGAGCCACCTGATTTTTCTGGGCGTGCAGTTGCTGGATACGCGCCAGTGCCTGATCCCGGTATCGCATCGCCTGTGTGACGTCGTCGCCGTTACCGGCAGCAACCGCCTTGGCAATGACCCGCTCGGCCATGTCGGCTTCGTGGGCGGCTTGATTGAGAGCGTTATCATATGCGCTCAAGTCTGAGTTGTGGGCTCGATGCTCTTGGACGCTGACGCGGCGCTCGAGGTCGTCGTTGCGCTTGCGGAGGAAGTCTAGCTCGAGCTTGTCGCGCTTGATTGCCTCGTCGCGGCGAACCTTGCGGTCTTGCTTCTCGGCACGACGACGCTCGCGAATGGCATCGCGCTCATCATCGTCGCCGGATGAGGCTACGCGGTCATCAGCGTCATCGTCATCCTGATCGTTGTCAGATAGCTGACTGGGGTCTTCGACAATGACGATTTCCTCGTCCTTGTCGTCATCTTCTCTCAGAGTGCCAGACATAATTCATCTCCTTTCAGATGAAAGCCTTGACCGTCAGCGGATCACCCGTGACTTGGCCGATAATATCCAAATCGTTAAAGATCACGAACATGGCGCTGTCGTCGCGGTTGATCGCCACTTCCCAGCGGTCGCCGCCGTATTTCGGCACGCGGACGAAATCGCCTTGCACGCACCACGCGCCTTCGGGCCAGAACTCTTGCGTGGTCCGATTTCGGAACGCCAACGACCCAACGCTGACCACCTTGGCCACCTGAGTGTTCCACTTTTCGGTGTCCTGCGTGTCAGAGGACAGGATGATACCGCCCTTTGTGACTTTGCGAGGGGTACGGATTTGAACCAGAACGCGGCTCCCAAAAGGCTGAACGCCCGGATTTACATCCGGGAAAGCCTCTGCCAGGGCGTCCTCAGAAGTCGTTACCACCAGATTTCTCCTCTTCGATGAGTTTTAACAGCACGCCAATAGCTGCCTCGTATCCGGCAACTACGCCGACGCGATACCCATACTCAAAGGCATCGCGTTCCTGTGGACGTTTCAGGGCGTCCACAGAAAATTGCAACTGGGCCTGCTTCAAAAAATTGAGCAGTTTACCTTCGTTCACGCCTGATTCTTTTCAGTCTTCGGTTCAGGCGGCAGAGACTGGCCGTCGAGTTTCTCACCCGCCGCAAGGCGGTGCTTCTGCTTCACATAGGCACCGGTCATCGGCACCGTGCCGTTCTTCTTAGGTTTGTCGTCCATTTAAACTCCTATGGATTTGGGTTGATGCCGGTGCCGGTGCTGACCGCCACCTTCTCGCCAGTCGCCATTTCGGCAGCGGCAAGCAATTTGGCGGTGTCGTTATCCGCCTGATTCATGCGCTCACGGGAAGCAAGTTCTGCCGCCTTGCGCTCGTTCTCTGCGGCTTCCTTAAGCTGGTCGGCCCGCAGCTTCTCGACAAGTTCGATCTGCTTGCCCTGGAGCTTCGCCTGCTCAAGCTGGGCCTGCATCGCGAGACGCTGTTGGTCGATCTGAGCCTTCTGCTGCTCAAGCTGAGCCTTCTGCTGATCGGACTGTGCCTGCATTGCAAGCCGCTGCTGATCAACCTGAGCACGCTGCTGGTCGGTCTGGGCGCGCTGCTGAATGGCCATCTGCTGCACCTGGGCACCAAGCTGGGCGACTTGCATGCTGCTGTCAGGCGGCATCTGCGACTGGGGTGCAAACTGCTGGGCAGCTTGGTCGATAGCGGCGAGTTCCTGCGCCATGCCACCCAACTGCTGCTCAATGTACTGCTGAACCTGCATAATGAGTTTGGCCTGATCCTTGGCCTCTTCAGGGATCAGTTCCTTTTTCTGAGCAATATCAACAGAATTATGCGCCTCAACAAGGTAATAATTCAGCAGGTGGTCGCGCAAATGCACCGAAATCGGATACAAAAACGTCTTCGTGATTGCCGGATTGCTGCCAAATAGCGGCGATTTCAGGAATGCCATGTGGATCATGATGTGAGCGAGGTGATCCTGTTGCGGCAGCACATAAATAGGCCGACCCATGGCAGCAGCGACGTTTTCGCTCACCGGGTCCATGTTGTCCTGGGCTGGTTCCGGCTGGAGAACCTCGTTTGCCGGAACTTTTAGGGTGCGGAGGAACATCTCCTCGACCTTGCGAGGGTCATATAGCTGCGGCATCGCCGTTGCGCGCGCCATGATCGCCTGAATTTGGGCAAAACGCTGCGTTTCGGAGAAAATTGCCGGGTCACTGACCGGCACGACGTCGAGCGGGCCATCAAAATCGGACGGGTCGATCTCCAGCCCGTCAGATTGGGCCGCAATGTCCTCTTCGGTCAGATATGCCGAGTTGATCCGGTGCAAAATCTTGAAACACCGGGCCATCGAGTTGTGCAAACGAGCGTGAATGCTCGAAAACACCACCATGCCCTGCTCAATCAGGGCCATCGTGGTGCCGACAGGCTGATTGGCGTTCTGATCGCTCAGCTTCTCGAAGCTGGTTTGGATGACACCCTTACCGGCATCCACCAAAAACCCCAAAAGCTGAAACAGCGTCGGGCTTGGCGGGTTGAACGGCATCGGCATGGCGATCTTGCGGACGTCGTCAACAAGAGCACCGCCATCCATCTCGACCACTTCGGTCGGCTGGAGGTTGATCGTCTGCCCGCCAGGGCCACCCTTGAGCTTCAGGAGGGTGGGGATGTTCTGGATGTGGGCGCTATCCAGCAACGCACGCAAGGCCCCTGTGGCGGCTCCTGAGAGGCCGCCAATCATATGCGTCAGGCCGATGGGGTACGCACCGCGCCAGGGCACGAACGGGAACTCGACGATCCAATCAAGTTCTTGGTGCCGGGCATCATCCGGCTCCCAGTTGCGATAGAGCGCCAGGGCCTCGCCGGTCGACTTGTCGACGCTCAGAATGTACGGGCAGAGGTCTTCGTCTTCGATGTCGAGGTAGGTGTAGATTTCAAAGATGGTCCGCAGGCCATCCTCGTTGTAGCTGGTCGATTTGCGACCCTCGATCTTGTCGTTGGCAATCGTCGCCTTGCTGAACTCGGGATCATCAGGATACCCAAGATCAACATCGACATACATGCCCGCCTTGACCCGCTTCAGGTACTCCATCTTCGTGATGTACTGAACGTGCGTCTTGCGCTCGGCGGTGTAGAAGTTCGTGGCCGCAAACGGCAGATACACGTCATCAATCGGCACAAACTCGGCCTGCGGACGACGGTGCTGCGGGTTCCACATGAATTTGAGGTATTGACCGCCACCGAGCGGAAGCTGGGTGCTCAGTTGCTCCAGTTCGCTGCGGAACTCGGGCATCTGCTGCGTCGTCTGCCAGTTCATGAAGGCGGCTTTACGCTCAGCCTTTTCGAGCTTGGCTTTGTCCGCTTCGCCGTAAATTTTGCTCTTAACCGGCCCGTTCGACGGAAAAATTTCTTTCATGAAGCGTGCGGAGAAATCCACGCAGGCTTCCACCAGCATTGGGTGTACGACTTTGTTTGCGCCGCTGAACTGAGCACCGCCGGGGGCATCGTCGCCCAGGCCAGTACGGCGCAGCCCTTCCTCATACAGTTTGTCCCGCTTCTCGCGGGCTTCCTTGTCGCGCTCAATCTTCTCGAGCAGGTCGCTGACAACATCCTTCAACGCCGCCTGATCGACCTCGTCGACAATGTTTGCGAAGTGCTCGAGGTGGCGCTTCTCATCCTTGTTGTTCTCGAGCCGGATGATCGCGCCGCCGTCTTCGGTATCCTCGACCTCAAGATTGTCCTCGTCATCGAGTTCAATCATCTCGCCGGGCTTGTCGTCGTCATCGTCTTTGAGAGTGTCAGACATATCCAGCCTCAATTTGATTGGCGAGCGCGTTTACCGCGTCAGGATCGTAGATAGCAGGTTGAGCACTGACCGCGCCACCCTCGGCGTATTTGTGATGAAGCTGGGCGAGACCACCGTGGGCGTAACCATCAAGTTCTTCATTGGCACCCACGCCGATGGCAATCGGCGCAGCAGCGCGAAGCGCGTTCTGCCGGTGGATAAAACCACGCAATACTTCTTGAGGGCTGCGACCTTCTTGGGCAGCGGTGCGGTTCACGACGCGCTGGAACACGTCCACAGCAGGAAGCGGCGGCGATGTCAGGCCAGAAATACGGCCACCGCCAACCCAGCCGCTGGCTTGCGCCTGTGCCGTGGTCATGCCCAGGTCTTCACCCAAACGGCGGAAACGCTGCTCCAAAGCACCGTATTCGTTTGGATTTGGCGCAGCATCCCACAATTGCGGGCGACGAACCGCTTCATCCATTGTGAACACACCCCGACCATAACTTGCGCGAGGCTTAAGATTAAAATAGTCCCCACCAGAAGGAATCCGAAGATCAGTCGTCAGAAAGCGCGGGTCTCTCGACAAAATTGACGGGACCGACAGCGCATGTGCGTCCATGGTGCCGGGGCGCTGGTTGCCACCAAGATTTTCGGCAAATGACGGAGGTTTCGGATTTTTAAACAAATCCCAACCTTCAGGGCTGCGGATTGTCTCGACGTTCTGCCGGTGCAAGTTTTGAGCAAGGTGACCATAAGGCGCAGGTTGCCGCACGGGCAAAATTAAACCGCTCGGTTCCTGCACAAAGTAATATGAGGCGTTCCGCATATTGTCGATGATGTTGGAACGCGGCGACGTGGCTGCGATGTTTTGCGTGTAATGACGGAATGCGGCAGTGCCTTCGTCTTCACCAAGTTCGCGCACAAAAGCATGGCGCAGCGGTTCCATGTTGTACCACTCGCGGCCTTGCAAATTGTCGCGGCCATTGCGAACGAGGTCGCTGTATTCGCGCCAGACATCCTCGTTACTGACTAGGTCGGACATGCGAGCCGACACGCCTCTTGGCGGCACAACCCTAGGCAGGTCAACTTGTGGCACATCGGGCACTTCAGAGAGGTCGTAGTTCCGCAAACCCAAGACGTCTTCCCCTTCGGGCAGTGTCCTCACCGTCGGTTCACGAGTGCTGTTGCGGTCCAGATATGCTCGGAGCGTTTCGTCTTGCAGGTCCGTCGCAGCGTTTGCTTCGCGCGCAGCAGACGGCAGCACCGCAGGTGCGCGGGGCGTCTCTTCGGGAATGATGCCAATAGTGCCACGGCGGCGTGTGGGAGACACAGGGGTTGCTGCGGCTTCCAGGGCGGCATCTGCCGACCCGGCACCAGCACGGCCAAGGGCGCGTCCCACGCGGCGAATGACGTTGGCCTGAGCCTCATCGGGGTCTAGCAGGTAGCCTGTGCCTGCGATTGCGCCACGGCGCACCATAGAACCGACCGGCCCCGTCGCCAGGGTGAGACCCACGTCGAGCGGCGTCTGTGGCACGACGACGTCGAAGACGCCGCGCGCAGCGCGACCGGCAGCATCAACCAGTGTGGCGCGCTGTTCATCCCAGCTAGGCACGTCGGTGCGGCCCATATCACGCTGCATGCGCCCAAGCAGGCGGCGATCATATTCTTCGTCGCTCATAACCTCGCCGCCATCGGCGTATTTCTGATGCAGATTGGCCAGCCCACCCTCAGCGTAACCCATCGCCCGACCAATGCGGTCACGGGCTTCGGCAGCCATGATGGATTCAGGAGCCACGTCATAGCGCGCGGCGAGCCTGTCCAGCACCATGGCGTTCAGTTGGTCCGCCGTCAGTTCCTCGCGCGGGGCCGGGCGCGGTGCGCGACGACGCGGAAGGCGGGTCGCCACCACGTTTATCTCGTGTACCGGTATTGCGTCCACTGCACCGCCTTCAGCGTAACCCGGCACGCCAGCGCGACGCATCACGCTCGGCACATACGCCTGCGTCTCGGCATTATCGGGAATTGCATTGCCCGCTTCGACCACCCGTCGAGGGCCTGCGTTGTACGCCGCCAAGGCCAGCGGCATGTCACCGCCGAACCGGTCAAGCTGCTGGCGCAGGTAGCGCGCGCTGCCCTCAAGGTTCTGCACGGGGTTTGTGGGATCAACGCCCAGGTCGCGCGCCGTGCCGGGCATTAACTGCCCAAGCCCCAACGCACCGGCCCGGCTTACAGCATCGGGACGGAAACGGCTTTCTTGCTGCACCAGCGACAAGAACACATTGCGCGGCAGGTTGTAGCGTTCGGCCATTTCGATGGCGGTCGCCACATGTGGGTTTTGCGGATTGAACCTCTCAGCGATTGGCCTCGCAGGCGCACCTTCCTGCTGCGGAATAACCGCCGGGGGAACAGGTGGCACCGGCAGTGCCTGAGCCTGCCCACGAGCCTGTGGCGCGGCCTGTTGGGTCTGCTGCGGGGGGATAACGGCAGGCGGGCGCGGCGGGATCGGCAGGGGCGGCTGGCGCTGGCCACCGAATAGCGGGGTGGTAGGGCCAGCACGCCGCTCGCGCAAGGTCGCGCTGATCGGGTTGAACTCGGGCTCTCGGTTTGCAGCATTGGACCGGCGCATCTGCTCGAGCAGGCCGAGGGCGGTCATGCGGGGAGGGGCGTTGTTGCGTTCAGCCATCTACTGCTTCCTTACCACTTGACCTTGTCCGCCCAGTACGCGGCGGACGACTTACCCTTGGCGATGTTCTCGCCATGCCGAGCCTTGAAGCTGGCGCGCTTCGCCTTCATCCGATCCGACTCGCCCTCTTTCGGCTTGCCCGCCGTCGAAGCGCCCTGCTCACCGAACCGGATGACTTTCTCCTTGCCATCATAGCACGCCTTGACGACATGCGACTTTGTCGCGTGGTCCGGCGTGCGGCGCGGCTTGTTGCAAGCCATCGCGGCTTTGTCGATCCGCTTGTTCACTTCTTCTTGGCCGCCCGCATGTTATCGACCAGATTCGGGTAGGGTCGACCGGCAGACTTAGCCATGGCCTTGGCCGACGCCTTGCGCTTCGGGGAGAGTTCCTTGCTCTCGCCCAGATCGGCAGGGCGCTTCTTGTCCCAGATCGGTTTCTTAGGCGGCATCAGATTTAACCCTTTCACGCTTCCGCTGAACTCCTAAACGCTGCAACTCAAGTTGGCGAGTTTTATATTCCGGATCAGCCCACTTTAGTTTTTGGCTTTCGGCGCGAATTTTTCGTGCCTCCTCGGTTTGAGGGACCCCCTTTTTTGCTTTTGAAATATTTTCACCCCATTCCGGTTTACGGGGAGTGGCTTTGAGAGTCGCCCGAATTTTTTGTTTTGTTTCGTCAGGCATTGTTTTGCCTTTTTGTTTTTCAGATCGCAGCTTTTTTGACTCTTCAGAGTGTTTGCGACCTTTGTGAGCCAATCCAATTTTCATTTTATCTTCGTCAGTAAAAATATAACCGACGGTGCCATCGCCACCTGCGGTCATATTATACCCAGCGGGAACCATTGTTGAATACGCAGCAATGGCTTTGACTTCCAAGTCTTTTACATAAGAAAAAGTAGATGTTAACAAAATTTCTTTTTTAAAGCTATCAAATCCATATTTACAAATAGCTTTATGAAGCACGCATTTGGACCCGCAGCGAGCGGCATGAGAATGCTCTAACCAACGCTTGCGTGTGTTTTTTGTTATACCGATATACACCTTACCCGAAGGCGAAGTTAATCGATAAAGATGTGCGGTTTCTGTCATGCTGCGTAAGGATTTATCCGCTCCCGCTTAAATTGCTGAGGCTCGTCCCGCTCTCGGGCTTGAGGCAATTCAAACCACCCCTCATTTTTTAAAAATATCACAGCTTGAGTCGTGCAGTCCACATAATCATCATGGGCCGCAACCGGAAACCTAGCCAGTTGCTTGATGAACGCCGTCGCCCAGCTCACGGGTTGGCCACGGTTTTTGCCGCTTTCTGGCACCCACATTAGCCCGAGTTCCAGCGTCGGGGCTGCCTGATGGGCTCGGCTGATTTTGTCGGCATTGCCGGGATTGTAGGCAACGGCTGGCACCCTCGCAAGCCGCAGGTCCTGCAGCAGCGACTGCCCGGACGCCTTAGCCTCGACCAGTATCCTGTCGGGCTTGCGCGGGCGGCGGATGCCGTCCTTGACCGATGTCGCCCCATACTCTGTCGACCAGTCTTTGATCGCCCGGGCGCGCAGGTCAGGATAACTGAGGTGCTCATCCCAGGCGTCGATCAGCAGCACGTTGCGCTGACCGCCATGCGTAAACACCGCCCATACCGTGCAGGCTGTCGGATCGCCCGTTGTCTTTTCGGTGAATGCACAATCGTACGATTGCAGGATGTACTCAAACTGCGGCAGCGGCTTGTCGGCGGGCCATAGCTGTATCTCAGACGTCTTGAGAATGCCGCCCGTCGTCGGCGTCGGGTCCTGCTGTAGCTGACCGGCGGTGCCGTACACGCCGAGCAATTGTTTCAGTTCAGTGATTTCTTTTGGGCCAAAACGCTCAGCGCAGATCAACTCACCCTTCACCGTGCGAGGATCATACGGGCCGAGCACCGTCCTGCGCCGCACCCCATCCCACTCAGCCGGGATGAGCAGGTGCTCCCACCCACCGATGTCCTCGAGGATGTGTCCCGATATGTCGCGTTCGTGCAGGCGCTGCATGATCGTGACCATGGCGTCGCGCTTAGGGTCGTTCAGCCGCGTCGACCAGACCACATCGAACCATTCCAGCGCCGAGGCGCGGATGGCGTCAGACTGCGCTTCCTGGGCGCTGTGGGGGTCATCGAGGATGAGGCGGGAGCCACCCTCACCGGTTGCCGTGCCACCCACGCTGGTGGCGAGCCTGT